ATATAAATCTCTGATGCTTCTTTAGAAGCCATTATTGCCATCCTGTATTGCAGAGAACTAAGGTCTTGCGCTTCGTCAATTATGCAAATGTCTATAGGCAAAGAACTTCCGAACTGCTCCAACATATCAGTAAAATCTAAAAGGCCATTCTCTCTCTTGTAAGTTTTTAAACATCTGTCATATTGAATTGCAGCGTGTAGAGTTAAATCGTTTTGGTTTATTAGGCTGTGCTGTTTTTCAATAGATCTAAGGCCAACTCTTGCCAGAGACTCAACTCTTGAGCACTTATCACCTAATCCATAGCCTGTGTGCATTCCTATGTCTTCATCGTAAATGCCTTTAAATTCTACTCCTAAGATCTTGCCAAGCTTGCGATAGTGTTCATTGGTCATTACTTCGTCTCGCTGCAATCCTAAGACTTTAAAAGCAAGCGAGTGTAGAGTCCTAAAGTAAGGAAACCTGCTTTCATCAAATCCAAACTGTACCATAGCACGCTCTTGAGCTTCAGATGCAGCTTTACGAGTGAAAGCTAAATATGCTATGCGCTCAGGTGGCACGCCTTTTTTAAGAGACCTTTCAACTATGTTCAGGAGCTTTGTTGTCTTGCCTGTTCCTGGAGGTCCGAGAATTATCTGTACGCGGCTCATCATTTTCCTTTCTAAATTTCCATAAGATCCATTCATGATATCTTTCGGGTTCTTTGTCGTTGAAATTTCTTTCCCAGTCGTTAATCATTACTTTCTTACAGCTTCCGCAGACTATGTCTTTTTCTAATATTCTGCCATGGGTATGTTCTCCGCACCAGTCACAAGGAACAGTTTGTTTATAATAAGGTGACATTTAAAAATCCTCTGTTATAGCACTTGGTATATCTAGCATATCATCATCATCGTAAAAATCAGGTTCAGGTACTGACCAAACTTTAACTGTTTTAGATTTTATTTTAAATGTTTTCCTATCACCGCCAATTGTCCTCAGCCAAGACCAGATCTGATGCTGGGAGGGATATCTAAATCTGCGTGCTTCAAGGTAGATAAATAAATCTTCTGATCTAAAATAAACTTTGCCTTCATCTGAGTCATGCCATGGCTTGCCATTCATTATTTCATCTTTTTGGCGTGCTTGAACTTTACCGGTTAAAAAGCTGTCTAACATCTTTTCAAACTGGCCTTGAGGCGATGCATCGTCAGGATCAACAATTACCTCTACACTAAGCAACAATTCATTTATTCTTTTTTCCCATTGCTGGGATGGCATTGTTGATGGGCATTTGTTTAATTTTTCAACGCATAACTTTTGCAGTTGCCTTTGGTCTAATAGTTGGGGTGTTGTTACTTCTATGCGTTCACCTTGCATTTCTATGTACCAACGGACTGATTGTCTGTTTTCAGTTTCGTATTTTGTTATTGAATCTACTTCAATTGAAACACCTCCACCAAAACCCCCAACACCATAATCTCTCTTCATGCATTTAGACTTCTCGCAATAGTTACATATTGGTGTTTGTTTGCATGTGTAGGCATATTCTTTTTTGCTTACTGATTTTACTAGAGCGTTAACTTCACTGCTTGGCAAAGGCTCAGGCAGATGCTCATAGTTAAACTTCATTAAATCTTCTTGCCAGTCGTCAGGATTCTTCTTGCGGTAATAAACGCCAACATTGAACAGAGAGATGTTTCGTCCACCTTCTGGGAATCCCATTGTCATAATGTGTTGTAAACAAGGTGGCCCATCTTCAAAATGATTAACGAGGTCAAATGTAAACTTCTCTAGATTTTCGTAATTGGTTCTTTTCTTTTCAGCAAGATCACAAAACTGTTTTAAATTTAACTTCTTGCCGTTGTGCATTGCATAGCGTTCTGTTTTGTCGCCATCCCAATATGCTAAATTTATCCAGTTACCTCTGTCACGTTCGTTCGCTCTAGAAATCTGCTTAGGGAAAATTTCTGAACCCCCATATCCTAACTGAGCTGCAAATTCATTTAATTTAGAAACCATATCCATCGCAGCAATTGCCGGCTCGCAAAATAAATACAAATGCGCACCGCCTGATTTACTTCTACATAATACTAATGGGGTGTCTCTTATTTTCTTTTCAAGCGACTCTAAACTTTCAGAGAGTTTTACCTCGCCACGGATATCTATATCAATAACCCCAAAGTTGCAGGAGTTATTTTCTTTTAGCATGATGATGCCTAATATATAATCGCCACCATTTAAATGATCTTCAAAATTCTTTTCAGTTGCCTGCTCGCTAACTGTTACTGCTCTGCCTGACATTTTGCCGTCAGCTTCTTCATTTTGAACCCTGTATTGTCCGTGGGCTAATTCATAACCTCTGAACAGGTTCATAAACCTCTTCGTTGTCATTTGCACTCCTTTCTAAAAAGTGGCAGACCCAAGGGTACGAGTCTATGGGTCTGCCTAACGTAATTTACATTACGTCATCTTCGGGAGTGTCAGGTTGAATCCTGACTTCACCACGAACTGCTTTGCTTTTTAGATCACGTGCCTGTAAGTAGATATTACCACCATTAGGTAAATTCTGGATTATGCCGCCTGAATCAGCATCATAAATCATTTCAATCTCCCAATTCATCCACGCCCCACTATCATTACTCTCAGGCACAGAGGTTATTTTGTATGCTGTCCAAAACATTGCTGGGTTAAACATTGACCCTGCTTTATTAGGATCAGCAATCATTAAACGATTCATCATAGAGTTCCATCTTTTAGATTTTTTAAGTGCTGAGGAACTCATAGAGATAAGTGCTGGGGAGTAATTGCCATTTTTATCTATGACATAAACTAAATACTCCGCAGTCAGAGTCATAACATTTCCCTCTGGATTGCGCAATTTATATTTATCATCTAAAACGCAATTTGAAACATTAATATTTATGCCATGGTCACCAACGAATTTACGGTCGTCAGTCCACTCAATGTAAGTCTTGCGGAAAGTTATAGGCACAACAGTTATGCCTTTTTCTCCGTCAAACAGTTCATTCGTAACATTATCAAATATGTGGCCTTCTTCTGCACCTTTTATATAAGCACCCTCTGATTTTTTAACTTGGGGTGAGCCTGATTGTAAAATTCTCAATCTTGGTATCAGCATATCTTCTGCTGTCATATTTTCTGATGCTGTGCCTGCATCTTCTAATAAGATTGAGGTATCAAATGCAACTACATTAGTTGGCTTTACTTCTGCGATTTCTTTATCTGACATTTCTGTCTCCTTTGATTTTGGCTCTACGACCTATGAAAATTTTAAAGAGATCCTGTGGGACATCTTTACCTTCTGCCATGCGCTCTTTGATAAAACTATTTAAAGAGCTGTGATGCACGCCAGTTGCTCGACGATAAAAAATATTACGAGTGCGCAACTCTTCTGCAAAATCATTGCACGCTTTATCTTCATCTCGTCCGAATTGAACCTCAACATTACTTTTTATTAAGTCTCCGGCACTTTGTGCCCTTAACCAAGCAAAGCATTGTTGTTGACGTAACTCCAATTCAGCTCTGTCTTCGCCTGATGCTTTTGAAATTGCACCAGCAGAAGGTATAGAGCCTGAAGTTATTTCATTGACTTCAACCTTAGCACCGTTGTTAAGGGTAAAATCTTTGACATTCAATTCTTGCATTAAATCAGGCAAGTCATGTTCAGCCAACTTCGTCAGGTTCTGCTTTTTTTGCTTCAATAGCTCTTCTAGTCCGTTTATCTCTATTTCTAGATCAAACATATTCTGAGCCATTTCAGTAATTGCACCTAGTGAGTTGGACGCAGGTGCTACGTCCTCAAGCAGATTGATAGTCATGGTTTTCCTTTCTCATCTCTAAGGCAACAGGCATATAAAAACCTTTTCTTCTATCTCTGTGCCCTGCTTCTTTATCTCGCTCCCATCTTAGGATGCGAATTATTGGTGACATTTCAGAAGCAATCATACAAGTTATCATCACAGCTATCGGGTCACCACCTCCTGGCCACAGGATGTAATCGTCTGGGCCAAAATCTTTCAACTTCTGTCTAGCTTTATGAATTGATGGGCTAGGTAAAAATTGAGGTTTTTCATTGGGTTCGAAAACAACGTCAAGTGTGCCATATCGTGAAGCATCACTTAAATCTGGTGTCCAACCAAACTTGTTTTCTATAGGTCTATTAACGATAAAGACCTTTGGAGCTCTATTTGCCATTCTATATCCTTTCTCAAGAAATTTTATTCTATCTTATTTTTTCACAGAATAAAACAATTTATTTTCAAAGAAGCCACTCACATCATTCATGTAGTCCCAGATGTCTTCACACCAAGGATATGTATTTTTAGGCTTTGGGCCAGTTTTTTGTCTTATGAAAACACGTCCATTTGGGTTCATCGCCCATTTAAATTTTTTGTCTTTAGGTTTGTGTTGATGCATTATTGGCTTCCTTTCTCAATAAATATAATAGTGATCTATAAAATCTAAAAAGTAAAGTTTTATTTTTGGTTACCGGAGTTTTGTATAAAAAATTACTGTGACCCCAGAGTTTCCCTAGTTTCTCTTCTTTTAGTTTTATGGGGGACGTCCTAGAATTATGGGGATAGTTATATAGGGGAGAATTCTAGGACAAAAAATAATTTCTTAAAAAAAGCACTTTTGGGGAAACCTTGGGAACCTTTTGGGAAAAATCTTTTAATAACAATATGTTAATTAGGTTTCCTTTCTCGAAAAACTGGGGAAACTGTACCCCAGTGTCTGGGAACTTTCTTGTAAGTCGTTGTTATTAAAGGGAAAGAAAGTGCTTTACCTTTCTAATTAAATACAGTAGAAGAGGGTATACATTGAGAAAGGAAATAAAATGTACAGAAATATTTTAGATAAAGTTGAGCAAAGTTATTCAGAAAACAAAAAAGGTTTTAAAACTTATGCAACTTGTGAAAATGCAGTAAAAGCTATCAAACCACAGCTTAAAGAAGTTGCAGACATGCATGGTTTACCAGATGATATTTTTTACATCCCAGTACTTATCCCAAGCTGTGGAAGATGGACAGTATTTGTTTTGTTTTCAAATTGGATGAGCATACACAAAGCCGGTGGATATGCCCTTGAATTTTCAGCTCGCGGATTTTGGCAAGTTTAATTAATCAGGGGAGCTTCGGCTCCCCAACATATTGAGAAAGGAAATAATATGTTTTATAAAATACGTCTAGTTAATATCCCTCACTCCTCGGCTGAAGATAAAGTTTTTGGAGAGATTATGGATGCTATTGTTGCAGCAGAGAAGACTGGCTTTGAGACTGCTGTTGAAGGTTTTTTAAATACTGGTGGGGGTGCTACTGTTTACGGAAGTTACTCTCCAGTTATGGGGTGGCAAACATGAATAGATTTATAATTGATGAAGATCCTGATTCTATTGCTAGGGCGTTATGCGATCAACACGTTGTAAAAATGCCCTTAGAAGAGGCTCAGATGTTATGTACTGGCTTATGGCACCACGCCCCAGAATATGCAGAAAAAGAAGGCTTATATCGGCCGGTTCACCAGAAACATCCCTGCACTCTTTGGGCTATGAAGACGCGATATAACTTCCGGTTTGCTTATAATTTGTATTGTGCTATGTTAAGGGAATATACTTATCGTTATGGTAAATATCACGGTGCAGGAAAACACAGGCAATCTATTGCAGTTGGCATTGGTCTTATTCCTAAAGGTAATATGAAGATGCTTACGGTTATGCCGCAGTGCTTTAGTGGGCATGATGATCTTAAAACGGCTGAGAGTTATCCTTTAGAGGCGTATCGTAAATTTTATAAGAAAGATAAGATGGGCTTTGCTAGATGGAACAAAAATAGAGCAATGCCTGATTGGCTAAATTGACCAGAGAATGTGTTCGTTACTTAGTACTTTCTTTTTGTCTTTTATTCAGTTACACTTAATTGTCAGTTGACCACTGCAAGTAAGGTTGGGAGATAAAAAGATATGGCTACAGAAAAGCAAAAGAAAGTACAAGTCAAAAGACCGGTTAATAAAAGTGCCCCAGTTCAACCAGATAAATGGGATGGTAAGTTTAAATCAGTTGAACCCTTGAAGAATCAGAAGCCTTCACGTGAAAGAAAGAACAGATATAAGTGGAATCATCCTGCTACTATCAATTGGATAATGGGGCAAGCAGATCCGGTTGGATTTCTTTCCGGAGTTATGCAAGGCAGAGAGATGTTCAGTGTTTATACGCAGGACGAACAAGGTAATGTTCAAGACATTGGTAAGGTTGGTGCGGATCCTGAGTTGAGGATAATGGCTGCGAAAACTTTGTTGTCAAAATGCATGCCTGATTTAAAGGCAGTTGAAGTTACAGCTCAGATTGAAGAGAAGAAAATTCTTGACATAAGCAAATTAACAGGAGACGATTTAAATGCAATTGAACGAGTTCTTGAGCACGCTATCATTGAAGGAGATCAGAGCGGAGAAGATGCGGAGATCCTTGAAGGAGTTTACCAAGAGCAGTTGGCAGGCGATTGAGCCAGGACGAGACTTCTATGATAACTGGCACATTGATGCAGTAAGCGATCATTTACAGGCAGTTGTTGAAGGTGATATTAAAAGGTTGATCATCAACATACCTCCTCGCCACATGAAGTCTATCTCAGTTGCAGTTGCTTTACCTGCGTGGGCTTGGACCATTCAGCCAGAGAAGAAATTTCTTTACGCTTCATATGCCGGCTCTCTTTCCATCAGGGATAGCGTTAAGTGCAGGAGATTGCTCGACAGCCGGTGGTATAAAGAGCACTTTGGAGAAACTTTTAAGCTGACTTCTGATCAGAACCAGAAACAACGCTTTGAGAATAATAAAACTGGCGCGAGGATTGCCACCTCGGTTGATGGTGCTTTGACTGGTGAGGGTGGTGACATAATTGTTATTGATGACCCACATAATGTCAGGGAGTCTGAATCTTCAACAGTTAGAGAAGGAGTTTTAGAGTGGTGGGACCAAGCCATGCAAACCCGACTCAATGACCCAAAGACTGGTGCTTTCATAATTATTATGCAAAGAGTTCATGAGAACGATTTAACTGGCCATATATTATCTAATGAGTTAGGAGATGAATGGGATCACTTATGTTTGCCTGCTCGGTATGAAATCGGCCACCCGACAATAACAAGATCTACACTTAATTTCTTTGACCCAAGAACTGAAGAGGGAGAGCTTCTGTGGCCAGATAGGATAGACGATAAAACATTAGCAAACCTTGAAAGAAGTTTAGGGAGTTATGCAGCTGCAGGCCAACTACAACAAAGACCAATGCCCAAAGGTGGTGGGATACTTAAAGCAGAGTGGTGGGTGCCATGGGAAAAAGAAGAGCTACCAAGTAACATTGAATATGTTTTACAGTCTTGGGATACTGCATTTAGTACAAAAGAGAATTCATCTTACTCCGCTAGGACAACTTGGGGTGTGTTCCGGAACAATGGCCAAGTAAATGTAATTGTAATTGATATGTGGTATGATAGAGTCAGCTATCCTGAATTAAGAAAAATAGCTCAAGAATCTTATGAAGAGTGGGAACCTGACGCAGTTTTAATAGAGAAGAAAGCATCAGGCCAATCTCTATTGCAAGACTTACGTATGGCCGGCATTCCTGTATTAGAGTATTCCCCAGACAGAGATAAGCAAGCTAGAGCACATGCAAGCTCTGCATTACTAGAAGACGGAAGAATTTACTTTCCTTTTAATAAAAAATGGGCTAAAGATTTAATAGACATCTGTGCAGCATTCCCAGCTGGAGATAATGATGACATCGTAGATACATGCACGCAAGCATGGTTAAGACTTAGAAAAGGATGGTTTGTTACTCATTCTAACGATTATGAAGAAGACGAATATCCGGAAAAAAGAAGGATGACTCTGTATGGCTAGAGAACCTGTCTCTCTGAATAGAACCAACATACCATTTATTGAGGCCTCGCCTCCGGATGATTTACAAATTGAAGATATGGCCAATGGCGATGTTTTAATAGGAGAGCCAGAGGACGAGCCTGAGCAGATAGACAATCAGTTTGACGAAAACTTAGCTGAAACATTAGACCCAGTAGAACTTAGACGCAAAGGTCAGACTCTTATTTCTTATTATGATAGGGATAGAGATGCTCGCTCTGAATGGGAAAACAGATATAAAGACGGGCTAAAAACATTAGACCCTGACGGTGGCATGGATGAATCTGAAGATGAACGTGCAACACGCGGTTTATCAACAGTTGTTCATCCAATGATAGCAGAAGCAGCATCGCAATTTAATGCAAGAGCAATCGCAGAGCTATACCCATCAGGTGGCCCAGTTAAAACTGTCATCGTCGGCGACACAGATTCAGAGCTAGAAGATCAAGCCAGACGTGTTCGTGAATTTATGAATTACCAGATTACTCAAGAGATGCCTGAGTATTTCCCAGACTTAGATCAAATGCTATTTCACTTACCTTTAGTCGGTCAGACTTTTAAAAAGGTTTGGTGGGATGCGAATATGGACAGGCAATGCTCCCAGTTCGTAAAGGCTGAAGACTTTGTTGTGGCTCCTGAAAGTAAAGATTTACAGACCTCCCCCAGATACACGCATGTAATACAAATGCCAAGGAACGATTATAACAAATATGTTCAGTCAGGCTTTTACATGCCAACTGAATATGCATCCTCAGTAATAGACCCATCAGGCGATACCATTGGCCAGATTGAAGGTGTTAATGAGAATGATGATTCTGAAGACGACACTGTAACACTTTTAGAGATGCACGTTTACGAGATTTTTGAAGGCATTGACGATGTTGAATATGAAGAGGACGAAGTAAAAGTCGCCATACCATACGTTGTTACAATTGATTACAATAATGATAACATAGTCAGCATCCGCAGGAACTGGGACGAAGATGACGAAAGAATGGAAAGAAGAAACTGGTTCGTCAGTTATAAGTTCCTTCCTGGATTAGGATTTTATGGCTTTGGTTTGTATCATCTTATTGGCGGTCTTGGTAAAGCTGCAACCGGTTCATTAAGAGCTTTGTTAGATTCAGCGGCATTCGCCAATATGCAAGGTGGCTTTAAGTTAAGAGGAAGAGTTTCAGGCGGAGAAGTTCAGGTAAATCCTGGAGAGTTTGTAGACTTAGACGCAACAGTTGACGATGTTAATAAGGCAATTATGCCACTGCCATTTAAAGAGCCAAGTCAGTCTCTTTTCAATCTTTTAGGATTTATTGTTCAAGCTGGACAGCGATTTGCAAGTACAGCTGATTTAAATGTTGGGGATGTAAACCCGAATGCACCTGTTGGTTCCACTGTGGCTTTGATAGAGCAGGGCAGTAAAGCGTTCTCGGCCATTCACAAGAGGTTGCATTACGCTCAAGGTCAAGAGTTCAAGCTACTGGCTGAACTGAATGCAGAAAACTTGCCTGAGTCGTTTACATTTTCGTTATCTGGCAGAAGTGAAAAGATTTTCGCGGCTGACTTTAATGATCGCATTGACATCCTCCCTGTCAGTGACCCCAACATTTTCTCAAGCACCCAAAGGATAGCACAAGCACAAGCAATCTTACAGCTCGCGCAATCAGCACCTCAATTTCACGATATGTACCAAGCATATAAACGTATGTATGAAGCGATCCGCATACCAAATATTGACGAGATACTTAAAAAGCCAGATGAAGCTGTCCAGATGGACCCGATTGACGAGAATATGTCAGTTATGTACGGCAAACCTATCCGAGCATTCCCTGAGCAAGATCACAACTCGCACATAGCAGTTCACATGCAGTTCTTACAAGATCCATCATTAGGTGGCAATCCTGGAGCTGCACAAATGCAACCTATACTTATCGCTCACCTAGCAGAACACATCGCATTGCTTTACAGAGTTCGCATGGAAGCCGGCATAGGAATGGAGATGCCTCCATTACCAGACTTTAAAGACCCAGAATTTAAATTTGAAGATGTAAACCCAGAATTAGACCGGTTAATTAGCCAGAGGGCAGCTCAAGTTGTACAGGCATCGCCTCAGATGCAACCAATACCAGCATTACAGCAAGCCATGCAGCAAGGCCAACAAGGAAACCCATTACAATATGCGCAACAACTTGCCGAGCTTGAAACACAAGCACTCCAAGCTAGGACGCAAGCCCAAATCGCTGCAGACCAAGCTAAAGCACAGGCCTCAATTCAAATTAAACAAGCTCAAGCCCAACAAGATATGCAAATAAATGAGATGAAAGCCCAATCAGATTTACAAGCTAAAATAAAAACATTAGAAGCTGAACTTCAATTAGAGCGCGAGAAAAATGCAGCAGACATACAATTAGAAAGAGAAAAGAATGCGGCAGAGCTACAGATGGAGGCAATGAAGAACGATGGCATATGATATGTTAGCCTCCATAGCACCGATTAATCCTCAAGCATTTGGACCTATTATGCAACAAGGCCAACCCCAACAGGGAGGAATGCCCCCACAAGGCGTAGAAGGTCAAGATGATATGATGATTCAATATGTATTAGACAAAATAAAAGAAATTAGAGGCGGAGAAAGTCAACGTGGCGGTGCATTAAGCGGAGTTATCGCTTCAATGGCCAAAGGCAAAGGAGCTTAAATATGTGTTTTGGTGGCAGTAAAGGTACTGGTGGGAATCAAGGTGGTAATGCTAATAAAGAAGATGGGGAAATAAGAAAGCAATTTACTAAAGAAGGCAAAACAGCCAGAGAAGCTAGAACTTATTTCAGAGATAGAGATGCAGGCAAGTTCCTTAATTCAACAAATTACAGGCAAGATGAACTGGGTAATGTTAAAATAGACACAGCTCCTAAATATTTTAAAGACCAAACAATTGCTGATGTTTTAGATCCTGATATGTATGATGCTACTAAAGTTGATACGACTATTACTTTTGGGGAAAGGGAAGAAGCCGGTTACAACAAATACAGTAAGACGGATATGATACAGGCGCGGTCTAGATTTAATAAATATGGTCCAGACTCTAAAGCTGCTATCGCAGGAGATATAAAAACAACTCCTTTTGACATGGTAGATTATGATAAATTTGGAACTGTTCAAGGATTAGGTTCAAATAAATATATGGATGAAAGAGGCAGAGGCCAATTAGTTTTTGATCCTGGAGCTGCTATATACGGCCAACCAGCACTTACAGATAAAGGTGATTTAGATCCAAAATACGACAAAACTAGAGAAAGTTTAGTTGGCAGAGGTTTAACCAATTTTACCCAAGGCATACAAGACAACCCTCTTAGATTGCTCCCATTCGTTGGCACTGCACTCAGCTTTATTGATAAATTTAAAAAAGGCAGATCAGAAGAAGTTGCTGAGGTTTCTAATAAACGAGGAACGAGGACTAATATCGATGATTATGATAATATGGGGGGATTGAGGCCTGATTATTATGATCGATATTTGGGAGACCCTCAATATGATGCATTCGGAGATTCAGCATACCCATCTATGAAA